ATGTTCAGATTCAGGACTCTTTCAAGTCTTATCCGAGTGTGGCGGCTGCTGTGGTGGGATATTATGATTTCCTTGCCAATACCGCAAGGTATGCCAATGCACTGAACAATCCGGATTACAGGGATGCGGTGGACAAGCTGATCCACACCACGGACGGGGCTGCGTATGCAACAGACCCGGATTATATCAGAAAGGTCGTATCCATTATCGAGCAGTATGGTCTTACCGAGTATGACGTAAGGGAATCCGGCGAGGATACAAAGAAGTCCGTGGATGAAATCGCAGACGAGGTGATTGACGGAAAGTGGGGCAACGGAACGGAGAGAAAGCAGAAACTGGAAGCTGCCGGATATGACTATTCCGAGGTGCAGAGCCTTGTCAACCAGAAGTGCGGAGTGTCCACGGCAAAGACAGGCACAAAATCCGTGGAGGAACTTGCCAATGAGGTAATTGCCGGGAAATGGGGCAACGGAACGGAGAGAAAACAGAAACTGGAAGCTGCGGGGTATGATTATTCCGCCGTGCAGAAGACAGTCAATGAACTTCTGAAATAGCATGAAAAATCCGCAAAAATGGCTCGGATGGGGAAACCTGTCCGGGCTTTCTTTTTTGCCGTAAAAAATCCACGGAGAAATAAAACCCTTTTTACGTGGATATTTTACTGGATAATCAGGCGGTTTAGAGTGATATATGGTAGTGAAAAAACGGAAAGGAGACAGCTATGAAGATTAACGTAATTGCCCCAAGGGAGCAGACAAAGGAAAAACTAAAGGTGTGTGCATACTGCAGGGTATCCACGGAAGCAGACGAGCAGGAAAATTCACTGGATAACCAGAGGGATTACTACGAAAACCTCATAAAGAGCAATCCGGCTTATGAATATGTGGATGTCTACTATGATTTCGGGATATCAGGCTATAAGGAATCCCGTCCCGGCTTTCAGAGGATGCTGGAAGATGCAAGGAAGGGAAAGATAGACCTGATACTTACAAAATCCATATCAAGAATGGCAAGAAATACCGTCACGATGCTTAAGGCAGTCAGGGAACTGCAGAGCATGGGTGTCGGTATTTTTTTTGAACTGCAGAACATCAACACGCTTTCAGGAGAAGGGGAACTGATGCTTTCCATCTTTTCCGCATTTGCACAGGCGGAGAGCGATGACAGCAGCAAAAATGCCTATATGACCTATAAGCGGAAGTTCAATGAGGGCATTCCTGCGGTAAGGGTTGAGAACTGTTACGGATACAGGCTTGACGGAAACGGACACATCGTGGCTGATGAAATGGAGACTTTTGTTGTCAGAAAAATTTACATACTGGCTGCGGATCATATCCTGCCGAGCCGTATAGCATCACATCTTAATGAACTGGGGATTAAAACCGCACTCGGAAAAAGATGGGATACCTGTGGAGTCATCCGAATCCTGCGCAATGAAATTTACAAGGGTGATGTAATGATGCAGAAGACATACCTTGATACCGAGCGTGTCCGCCACAGGAACACGGGGCAGAAAGACAGGTATTACATTGCAGACAACCATCCGGCGGCAGTCAGCCCGGACCTTTGGAACGAGGTGCAGGAGATTCTTGATGACAGGGCATTTGCCATGAAAGAAAAGAAAGCCCAAAGGAGCATGGGTGGAAATTCCCACAACACTTATCCGCTGACGGGAATGCTCTACTGCCCGAAATGCGGTGGAATGCTCCACCACAGGGTAAACAATCAGGGCAGACAGATTTACTGGTGCTGTGGGACAAACATCAAAAAAGGAAAAGATGCCTGTTCGGGAATCAGTGTCCCGGAGGAAATTGCGGACGAATGGAACATCACGGAGCCTTCCACAGTTCTGGTGGAGGAGGACGAATTCGGCAGGAAAAGCTACCGTACCGTAAGCAGAGATGCCTATGAGAAGAGACGAAGCTGCCCATACAAGCCTAAGAAGAGAAAGGGCAGATATTCCCACAACACATACCCACTCAGCGGAAAGCTGTACTGCTCCAAGTGCGGAACGGTCATGCATCATCAGTTTGCATGGAATGGAACTGAATTCTGGCGGTGTGGGAAAAGGGTAAAAGAGGGAGAAGCCGCCTGTGAGGGTGTCAGGATTCCGGCTTCGGTTGCAGACAGTTGGAAATTTGACGGGGAAATTTATGTCATGGAAGGAGATGATAAAAATGGCGAAAGAAGTTACAGTTATCAAAGCAAGTCCTAAAACAGCAGGGAAAACCGTACACACCATGCGGAAACTGAGGGTGGCTGCATACTGCCGTGTGTCAACGGAGGCAGAGGAGCAGTTGAACAGTTTTGAAAATCAGGTCAGTTATTACACTGCCTACATCAACAGCCGGGAAGAATACGAGATGGCCGGTATTTATGCGGATGAGGGAATTTCAGGCACATCGACAAAGAAAAGGGAGGACTTCAAACGCATGATTGCGGACTGCGAGGCAGGAAAGATTGACCTTGTCATAGTAAAATCCATCAGCCGATTTGCGAGAAACACACAGGACTGCCTGACTTATGCAAGAAAGCTGAAGAACATCGGAATCGGGGTGTTCTTTGAAAAAGAGAACATCAACACAATGGACGGTGCAGGAGAGCTTCTCTTTACCATCTTGAGTTCATTGGCACAGGAAGAGAGCCGTTCCATTTCGGAAAACTGCAAATGGGGAATCCGCAAGAAATTCAGCGATGGCAAACTGCACCTGAATGCAAACCGCTTCTTGGGTTATGACAAGGACGAAAAAGGAAACCTTGTCATCAACAGGGAACAGGCCAAGACTGTCAGAAGAATATATGCGGAATTCATGGACGGCATCAATCCCGATGTAATCAGCAAAAGGCTGAATGAGGAAGGAGTACCCGGCTGCATGGGAGAGCCGAGATGGTCATGCAGCACCATATGGGGCGTGCTTTCCAACGAAAAATACATGGGAGATGCAGTCCTTCAGAAGACCTTTACCTCCGACTTCCTCACAAAGAAAACGGAAAAGAACAACGGTCAGCTCGTCCAGTACCATGTGCAGGATGACCATGAAGCCATCATAGAGAAGTCATACTGGGAAGCGGTGCAGATGGAGATTGAACGCAGACACGGCTTCATGGAGGAACACGGGCTTCGGACGATGGGAAGATACACGGATGAACAGCCTTTTTCAAGCCGGGTGATATGCGGAGCCTGTGGGAACATCTTCTGGCGGAGGACACTCACAAGGGGCGGCAAGCAGATAAAGGTGTGGATGTGCGGTCAGAGATACCGCAAGAAAGGTGTTGTGGGTTGTGCAAGTGAAACGGTAAAAGAAACAGAACTGCATGATGCTTTTATCCGGGCATGGAATCAGCTTATTGAAAACAGGGCATCTTACCTTGCCGGATGGAAGGCTGATGCCAAGGGTGGCAATCCGCTTCTGGCATACCGTGCAGGACAGATGATGGAACTGACGAAGGGCAGACCGATAAGGAAAATCGATATGGAACTGGTCAGCAAGGTGCTTGACCACTGTGTCATTCATTCCAAGGATGCAATCGATTTTTATTTTCTTGACGGCAACAACGTAAAAATCCAGTAAACACGGGCTTCTGCGGAAGATTGCAAAAAGAAGGCTGCAATCGGGGATATCCCATTTTGCAGCCTTCACTCGTCCACGACAGGTATATGACATTTTCCGCCCAATGTTATAACAGAGAGTAATCACTCCTTTAGTTTTGCTTTTTTGTCGAAGTCATTATACAAAGGGATTGATTATACTCTTTTTGAATTGACAAAATTCTTGCTCTGTCTATTGTTTATAATCTGACATTTTGACAATTATGGATAAAAATGATAGGATAAAAGCATAAAATGAGTTTGTTATAATTCAATGGTACGTGGAAAAGCTCTGCAGACAACACGTCTGTAAGATGTGCTGATTATATAGTTATTTAGACGGGAGGGGTTAAGGAATGATTGTTTTGGGTATTATATTAGCTCCTATATTCATTTTATGGGAGTTATTAAAGATGAATAAGTAATTTGCCGGGTTTGTTGACCGGATTATATGCGCGGTTTTTTTACCATGTGTGAACGGTATAGTGGTTTGATAAATATAACCGCAGGCAACTTTTTATGAATTTTAAACCCAAGGAGAAAACGTATGGCAGATAATAACGAAATCGTAGAATCCGGTAAGAATGAACTGCTGGACATATTCACGGAGGAAGAAGACAAAAAAGGAACTGATCTTCTGGCTATGTCCGACTTCTTTGAAGTGTTCATCGGCAAGATTGAAGTCAGGATGGGAACAGATACCGCATGGGAGGTGTTCAACAATATTGAGGGCTTCATCGGAGAAATATCGGCAGCGATTAAAGGCGGCTTTGATATTTCAAAAATGGGAATGCTCGTAGCTGACTATTCACATTTTAGTCAGGATATTATTGACGGTCTCAAAGAAGGAATATATCATGTCGGGCAATCTAAAGAGGTTGCAGGGAATCTCCGCCCGGCTATTTTGGATGAGAATGAACACTTGGTGAAATTTTTCACCTTAAAAAAAGCAGTCAATCCTTCAACTGTCCTTTCTGACATTTCAACTTTACCCATGCAGGCATCATTACGGAAGATATCCTCTCAGATAGAAGATATCGGCAGAGATGTTAAGGGAATAATTGATTTCGAACGCCGAAAGGCACTGAGCAATAAGTTTATTTATGCGCGGGACAAAATAATGTTTGCTGCCACTGCTTCTGATGATGAACGGGATATGTATCTGAAGGAGGCAGATACATATTTGATGGAAGGGCTTACGAATTTATACTCAGATATCAATGCCCAAGTTAAGGCATTGGCAGACATCAAGGGACCGTTCGCACGTGTCAAAGCAATAGATTCTGTGCTGTCTTATATCAACGAGGATATGCAAATGATTCCCCGTTACGTGGGATTGAGAGTTTACTTGCTTAATTACCGTGGCAAAGCGGATGATGCAAGTCGTATCCTCAGTGACTATCGATATCAGCTTCAAACCATGGCAGAGCGAAAACTTGGAGATGGCAAGTACACGGCATTGGAATTGATACACCAAAATTATCCCTATGACGAGGAGAATATCGATTTCTGGCTTCAGAAGCCGAAGCAGATGTTAGAAGTGATTGACTCCTACGAAAAAATGCTTGCACAAGAGGATAAGGATTTATTTTACATAGATGTGGAGGGTTCTGAAGATGAGTAATGAAGAAAAAGAACGACGCTGTAAATCATGCGGGAAATTGCTCTTTGATGAAAAGAATCCCTTATGCAGAAGGTGTGTTCTTGAATGGAGAAATAAAGGAGTTAAAGGTGTCGAAATTGTTGGAAGTCTTGCAATGGCAGCTTGTGGTGCAGTTGCGCTCAAAAAAAATTCAGATAGTAATGATGACTCCACGGATTAGGAGTAATACCGATGAAACACAAGGTTAATATCCAAGTACACTTCGAAAAGCATGGTCTATTAGGTGTTAAGAAAACTATCCTGTGGGAGTGAGTGCGAATGAAAGGTGATTATCCGGTTTTTGAAGGAACAATAGAAAAAATAATAATCGAATGTGAGGATAGTGAGTATCATCCACCTGCTCCCGGACAGGAGATAAAGCAAAGACTTACAATGAGGAGAAACGGAAATATATCGCTTACACGGTATTTTTCCGGAGATTATTCTAAGGTACTGCCAACAGCCGATTCTAAGACCATGAGAAGATATAGTTGTAAGCCGACAGAAAAGCTGATGGAATATCTCGCCTTTTATTTTGGAAAGCCGTATACTCCTGAATTTGTGTGTGATGGTGGTATGTGGGAAATTGAACTGACAAATGGCGAGGGAAAGAGATTTACTTACGTGGGGTCTCTTGGAAACGAGATAGTAATAAGCGGATTGAATATTTCGCAGATTGCACGAAGAGTCCTTGAAATAGATGAACTGTGGATGTTTGACGGCAGGATAAACGAAAATGTATAGATTGTCTGCAACCTATGGGATTTATTTGTATTTTTGATTTTACCGCTGACTGCTTCAAAGGTGCGTAAAGGATAATAGTTCATTTTGCAGGAAAATAATGTACTATTTAATATAGAAGAAATAGGTGCATTTTGTATTTTTTTTGTGGATAAAAATTAGCTTAGTAGAGCAAAAATTAAAGGCTTTACTAGGCTATTTTTTTGTGGATAGAGGGGGATAATAGGGGGGTGGCTCATAGAAGAATTAGACCAAGTGGGTGCAAAGGGGATAACAAAATGGCGAAAAACATACAATATGTGGGATAAGGGGGATGGGGTGAATACCATATTTTGCGAATTGGTAGCTGACAAATCGTTAGTCGGGTGTACTTTTCTTGGACGAACTTACAGAATTTCCCTTAAGTATAATGGAGTCCCTGCGACAGCCGTTGGAGGACAGGTGCATAAGGATTGTGAGGGCGTCATCTGAATTTATCTACCCCGCTGACTTTATGCTTGTGGCGGCAATGAACCCCTGCAAGTGCGGGTATTACCCCGACAGGACAAAATGCTTCTGCTCAGAACATGATGTTTCGCGTTATATGGGGCGTATCAGC